AAATTGTTGACCTGCCTTCAGGGACAAGAGTATATCCGCACGATGAGACTGTAAGGAAAGCATACGCAGACGGTGCCAGGAGAAACGGTGGTAAGTCGGTATATATCGCAAAGCTTGCAGATTCTATAGTTGTAAAAAGCGAAAGCGACATTGATAAGATAGCTGAAGCATTAGCTAAGAAGATATTTGAGACAAGCGACAATATGGGAGGGGAAGAGATTGGATATATTTATTAATTGGAATAATGAAAAAAACTCTATACTTCTCCCAGTGAATCCTGCTAGCTTTGAGATTGAAGGCGCACAGAATAACACTTCTGTATACATTCATAACAAGGGTGAAGTTAACCTTAAAGGCAAGAGAGGACTCTACGCAATTACGCTGGAGTCCTTTTTCCCTGCCACGGATTATGATTTCATAAATGGGGAATATCATCCACCTTATGAATACTACTGCAAGAAGCTGAATGAACTGTACGAAAAAAATACTACAGTTCATTTAATCATCACGCAGTCAGATATAAATATGTTCTGCACAATCGAATCATTTAAGCATGGCGAGGCAGAGAGGAACGGCGATGTTAAATATTCGTTAGCCTTTAAGGAGTACAGAGAAACGGCAGCAAAAAAGAGAATAACCACCAAGATAAGAGAAGCAAATTACTCTTGGAAGAAAGGCGACACCTGGAGCAAGGTTGTAAAAAAATGCACCGGCACATCTGATGGATGGAAAAAAATCAGGAACAACAACAAGGCGGTTATCAAAAAGGCTATGAGGAAGAAGGTAAAAGTAAAAGAAGTGGTGGCTCTTATTGGATATGAGGTGGTGATTAGATAATGGCTATTAAGCTTTTATGGAATAAGAAGTGGCTTGATTATACAAGTGTAGAATGGTCAGGCTCGCACAATCAAAGTTCAAGGCAGATTACCTTTTCATTGCCAGCCAACCGTTACGATAAAGGCTTTAAGAATGTAAATATCAAACTTGGTGATATCGTAAGCCTGTACGATGATAAGACAAGACTTTTCTTAGGAGTTATAACAGCAAGGGAAAAGTCGGCAGAGATAGGCACAGAGAGCTACACCGCAAGAGATTTCTTGCATTATCTGCTTAGATCTATGGGCATGTATAAGTTCAAAAACAAGGCACCTGAGCAGATTGCTAAACAAATCTGTGGCAGTGTAGGCATTAAGATCGACAGGCTTGCAACTACAGGGGTAGTAATACCCAAGATGATATGTGAGGATATGAGCCTTTATGACATCATAGCCAAAGCGTACAGAAAGGCTTTTCTTAAGACTGGCAAAAGATATCTGCTGTCTATGAATGCTGATAAGCTGGTTATCTCTGAAAAAGGTCTCAAAAGCGGGATAATACTTGACCAGTCACAGGATATAACAGGAGCAACCTATTCAGACACGACTGATAACATGGTTAATCTTGTAAAAATCTACAACGATAGTATGAAGCAGATAGGAGAGGTAAGGCACAAAGACAATATAGATAAGTTCGGCATTTATCAATCCACTTATCAGAAGGAAGAGGGAGTAAGTGCTAACACAGAGGCAGGCAAGATGCGTGTAGGTGTGACACGAGAGGCCTCAGTCTCAGCCTTAGGATATATTGGTGCAATATCAGGTAAAAGCATAGTGATAAAAGATGGTGCTACCGGATTAAAAGGGGAGTTTTATATTACCAATGACAGTCACAGATTTGAAAATGGAACTCACATGATGGATTTAGACCTTGCTTGGAAGTTATTTGACGAAGAAGATTCTGAGGATGCAGAAGAGAAGAAAGGAAAGAAGTCCAAAAAGAAAAAGGGCAGAAGAACAGCTAAGCAGAAGGTTACCCCTACATCAACAGTGTTTTACCTCAAGTCCGGAAATGTGTATCATTCAAATTCATCTTGCCATGTGCTCGAGGGGAATACTCCTAAAAAGACTATATTATCGGAATTATTGAAAGAGACACTTAAGAAAGGCAAGAATAAAGGCAAGTCAAAATATAGAGCCTGCAAGATATGCTGCAAGACTGATTAAGGAGCGTCTATGAATGGATATGAAAAGCTAATAATGACCATAAGAAAAGAGGGGGCAAGGAACAATCCACCCTCTCTTTTTATCGGAGAAATGACATCAAAGAACGAATGTGCAATAGGTAGCTTGAGCCTTGATAAAGAGGATTTGCTATTTGCTGAGCACTTAACTAAGCGAGTGGTAAGCGAGCTTGATATAAAGGCAGACGATAAAGGAGTAAGCAAGACAGGCACAAATGATAAATGTAAGTATATTGAGCCACTTAAGAAGGGCGACAAAGTACTACTTTACAAAGTTGGTGAAGAAAAATATGTAGTAATAGAAAGGGTGGTGAGTTTGTAGTGTTCCCTTTTGACATAGACATAGAAGACGAGGAAGAAGTTATTGAGGATGAAAATATCCTTAATACAGATTATGAGATAGATTTTAACACCGGGAGATTGACCGGGCGAATAATTACAGGATTGGCAGCAGTAGTCCAATGGGCAAGGCTTACCTTAGCGACTGAAAGGTACTTTTACAGTCAATATAGTTGGGACTATGGAAGCGAATTGCAGAACCTTATAGGGAAGAACCACTCAAAAGACTACATAGAAAGTGAAGTAAAAAGGATATTAAATGAAGCCTTGTTAATAAATGAGGCTATAAAGGGGATTGAAGATTTGAAATGTGAGAGTAACGGCGAAAAGCTCAAGATATCCTTTGGGCTGGAGACTATATATGGAAGAGGTGATATAGATGTATGAGGATAAGACCTACAACAATATTATGGCTGAAATGATGGCGGATTTCGGCGCAGATGTGCGAACAGATGAGGGCTCGCTTGCTTTCAACTCTTGCGCAAAAATTGCCGAAAAGCTGGAAGATGTCTATGGCGACATGGACGAGTTGGAGCGAAATATGTATCCGGACACTCAAGACCTGCCTCACCTGATAAGGAACTCAAAGGGCAAGATTGAGTATTTATATGCTTATCCTGCGGTGGTAAAGGGGGTATTTAAGCAGGATATCGAAATAGGAGAACAGTTTATCTGTGGCAATTATACCTATACTGTATCTGAAAAGATTGAAGAGTACACTTACAAGCTTATCTGTGACACGGAGGGAGCTGAGGCGAACACTAATAAGGGCGAGCTTATCCCGGCTAATTATATTGATGACTACAAGGGTGGAGAGATTACTGAGATTATTATTCAAGGCGCAGATGATGAAGAGGAAGAAGTGTTTAGAAAGAGGCTCCTTGACACCTTTAAGAATATTCATTTTGGCGGGAATAAAGCAGATTACCGAAAGCTGCTAAACGAACGCAAGGAAGTTGGAGGCTGTAAGCCTAAGAGAAGAGCCGAGGGCAGTCCTTGGGTAGATATTGTAGTAATATCAAGTACCTTCAACACTCCGTCTGCTGAGGTCATAAAAGACATCCAAGAGTATATAGATCCTGAGGCCACGCATGGCGAAGGCGATGGGATGGCTCCGTGCTGCCATTCTGTACAGATAAAAGGTGCTGAAAGCGAAAAAATCAACATATCAACCAAGATTGTATTTGAGGGCGGATATTCTGCCGAAACCTCAAGAAGTCATATTGAGGAAGCCATTGAGAAGTATTTGAGTGAATTAAGAAAAGGCTGGGAGGCTAACGAGTTCAACGACATGACGGTAAGGCTTTCAAGGATAGAGGCCAATATTCTTAATATTCCGGGTATTCTTGACATTGAAAACACAACTCTAAACGGTGTGCCAGGCAACACAACTTTGACTTATGAAAAGATACCAGTAAAAGGCGAGGTGGTTATAAATGTTTAATGCTCCGGAGATAATCCTTGAAATTCCTGAGATATCAACCTTGTACAAGCGAAATGATAAGCAGTCAATAGAGCTTGACGAGGCTTTGAATGCCTCCGATGATAATACAAGCTTTGACCAAATGAGGGAATCAGGGATAAAAAGGTGGGAAAAGATATTTAACATCATTCCCCTTGATGATGATACCCTCGAAGAAAGACGGTTAAGGGTACACGCAAAAAGCCTTGAAAAGGCTCCGTATTCACGCAGGATTGTCAAAAGAAGAATAAGCAACCTCTGTGAAGAGGGCTGTAGAGTGTCCTTTTCGGATGATAGGCTGTCGGTAGATGTAAAGATAGGACTTAAGTCGAGGAGGATGCAAAAGACGGTTGAGAGCTTTTTAGAGGATGCCTTGCCCCTTAATATGACTTATGTGGTAAGTGTTCTTTTCAATCAGTATTTTAAGTTTAGCTATCTGAAGTATAAGGATGTAAAGAGATATAAATGCAGTGAATTAAGAGAAAGGATATTTGAATAATGAGGAGAAGCACAAATTTACAGTTGAAGCTTCCTGAAGGAGACGACTTTTTCAATATCGAAGACTTCAACGAAAACTCGGAGATAATTGATCGTAAGCTGACTGAGTTCAATAATAAGCTGCCTGAGTTAGCGGTAAATTCTGAACAGCTAAAGGAAGAATTTAAAACACAGGCAGAGCAGTTGTTGAATAAACAGAAAGAAGATGTCGCCAAACAGATGGCAGAGGTAAAAAAAGAGGTTGCCAAGGCCATAAAAGATATAGCAGACAGCAAAGGAGCAAGCACTACAACCTTCAATGCTGACGGCTCTATCGTTGTAGAGAACAGCATTGAGACAATAACTACAACATTTAACAAGGTAGATAGGTCGATAACGGAGCGACACGCTTACAAGAACGGCACTTCAAAGACGCTAAAGACTGTCTTTGAGAACAAAAAAATTATAACAACGGAGGTGAATTAGTATGCAGATTGAAGCAATTCCTATGCTAATTAATAGCGATTTTTTGAATGCACCACTTGATGTGAAACTGCATCTAGCGGATTACAAGATGCATGGGAAGAAGTCCTATGTATTTCAAATCAAGGACTTGCTACATGGGATATACGAGTGTACGTATATATCAATGAATGACCAAGACATCAACGGAGAGGCTCTTGATTACTTGCTGAAGAACAACAGACAAGCAGGGGAAGTGTTAACGCAAATAGTTGACCTTGAAGGAAAAGACACATTTAAAACTCTAGGAGCGATGACTGCCATAGCGAATAACACAGCAGCTA